CCCTGGTCGTCAACGCCTAAAATGTTATATATCCTGCCATTGTAGGAGATCCGCATTTTGGTAGTAATGCCTTGCATAAACCGGATAATAAACAAATCCGTTGCCTCGGCGTTTACTTTTTGAGCACTATAAAATTCACGGGTGATTTGGCACTTTTTTAATGACCAAACTGTAGCAAACGTCTGCCAAGACTGGATTTCCGTGTTGTAGGCATCGTAAGTAACCGTAGGCTGTTGGATTGTAATTCGTTGACTTAAAGATCCTGCTCGTAATGTCATACAGGCACCACCCGATCAATCCCTAAAAGAGCCTTAACGCCGAATGGAATTTCGTTTAATGCCTTGTCGATGGTTGATTCGCGATTAGAGTATAGATGCCCAATCAGTAACAACATTGCCTGCTTAACCCTACTCGGCACATAGCTTGCTGTAGCGCCATAGCCACAAATAAACTCCACATATACACCATTTATGGGCCTCAGTGTAGTTGTGGGCCATGACTCGCTATAGTTTAGGCTTACCCGCCCAGGCTCGCTTTTTACATCGACGAAATATTCCCCCGAATCCATTGTCGCGACAACATCGTCAGTGTCGTAATATTTAACATATGTCACGCTTTGGAGTGGAGGTAAAGGTATCTTGATATAGTCCTCGCAAGGCCAGTCGTCCAGCCAAAGTTCCCAGGTTTGGGTTATGAGTGCTTTATTTAGGTATTTTTCACACCATTCACGGGCAACGGTTATTAATGCGCTAATTAGTGTATCTTCTGCGCTATATGGCTGCTCTTTAATAATGTCAACACCAAAGTCACAGGTTGCCCCGGCTACTGTAGCGACGACACGTATATATTGCTTTTCGCCCGTGTACTCTTTTTCTTGTACGGCATTGTCGCTGGCGGTTGTTACTGTAGAAAAAGACCCTGTTGCCCAGTCAGTGTAAGTTACGTTGTCGTCAGATTCTTGGATTTTTGCCGCCACTGTGCCGCCTGTGCCGTTAGTCCCGGAGTTAAGATTGACTAATGTCCGGTACCCAAGTCGGTCAACGCCTGCGCCCACAAGCGAGTATGATGCCGCGATAACGTGAGCGCCGGGAACTATGCTTTGTGTTGTAGATAAAGAGTCGGCTAAAGAGTAAGAATCTAGGCGCAAATGTAATTTTGCAGTTGCAAGATCAATCGGCTCTACTGTTGGAGCTGTTTTTAAAACTAAAGCCAAATTAAAAAACCTCCTTCCTGGGAGGATTAAAGATTAAAGGAGGGTCGAAACCCTCCCTATTATTAAGCTAAATAACCGCCGTCAACATTTGCATAATACTCGATGATACACTTCAAAGCAACGGCAGTTGCCCCTGTGCCCTGCAGGTCTACTGCAATCGTTCCTGTGGCGGG